TGATTCAAGCCCAGAAAAATTTAGCTTCTGAATCTGACAAGGTCTATCAAAGCTATCTACAGCAGAAGAACGCAATTTCTGAAATTGACATTATTGGAAAATCAACCGTTCAGAACGCAAAAGACGTATTCGCGCAAGGCAAAAAGAACATTCAGCAAGCCTTTGATAATTACACCAATGGCGTCAAAGCCTATGACATTGCAAGAAAACAGGAAAAGGTTGAGAGAGCGAAAGCCGAAAGCCTTCTCAATCAAAGTTCAGCACTCAAAGACCAAAAGAAAACCAATCTAGAAAACACCAAGGCGCTGAAAGAACAGGAAGCTCTGGCACTCGCCAAACAAAAATTAGTTGAACTTGCGGCTTACGAAAAAATCAAAAAGGAAGTCGAAGAAATCACTCGCCAGTTAGAAATTCAGGAACAAGTCGAACTCGCCCAGGAAGCACTAAAAAGAGCAGCCGCAGAAGAAAAGTCTCTGGCTCTTTTAGAAAAACAATCCAAGGTTGCGCTCAAGATTGTTGAAGCCCAAAAAGAAGCAAATAAAACGATCAGCGAGAGAATTCAGGAAGGCGCAAAAGGATTAGTTGCCAATGACACCTTCCAGCAAGTCACTGGCGCGGCTGGGGCTTCCGGTTCAAGGGCCGCAAATATTGCACAAATCACAGCACAAAAAGGGGTTGAACAAGGATTACTGGCGTTGGTGCTTTCCAATGAAAAAGTTCAGGAAGCCTTAACCAAAGTCTTTGACGCAATCTTTGCGCTGATCGACCCAATCATTGATTCATTAGTGCCAGTGATTGACGCCTTGATTCCCGTCATTGACGCAATCCGTCCCTTATTTGAGAAGCTGATTCCTGCCGTTGAAATCACTGCTGAACTGCTCGCTAAACTCATCAAACTGATTGGGCCACTTTTGACGCTGATTGTAAAACTGGTTGAAGCCTTCGAGGCACTTTACAGCATTCTTGTTTCGCTGACGGAGTTTGCCATCGACAGCATGGTCAAAGTGATTGAGCGTCTACCTCAAATGATTTTCGATTCAATCACTGGAGCCTTTACTGAGTTGCCTAATGCAATCGCAACCGCAATTAAAGACGTTTTGCCAGACTTTGGCAGCCAACTGACCGGAGGAGACAATTCAGTAATTGGCAAGGCGGTTGGTTTTGTTTCAGGTGGCGTTTCCTCTGTTGCTTCTGCTTTGGGCTTTAAGCAAGGCGGACTGATTCCGAAGGCGGAAGCCGGAATGCTTGTTGGTGCATCTCATTCGCGAGGTGGACAGCTTATTAACGCAGAAGGTGGCGAGTATATCTTTTCTCGAAAGGCAGTTCAAAGCTTGGGTGCAGGCCGCTTGAACGAGTTAAACAATGGCGTTGATCGCAATAATATCGTTGTGAACATTTACGACGAAACCGGAAAGCGAATCCGAGAATATGATTCAGCGATACGAGTAGAAATCAAAGAGCGAGCGGCCCGAAACAATCAATTTCCAGCAGTGGCCTAATGTCTTTTCAAGTAGACATGGATTTGACTTCTTCGCCTTTCACAGACGCAGTCTACTATGTTTCAGATACGCCAAGCACTTGGAAAAATGACAGATTTTATCAGCCTTATATTATCTCGCCACCATTCATAGAGTTGGGCGATTATGACGCTGGCTGGTTGAGCGTCAACGTTGGCAATCTGCAACTAGTCAATCGGCCCAATGATTCTTCTCATCCGTTTTCTGGCGCAAACTACACGGCTCTGCTTAGTTCACCAGCTACGGCAATTCCGGTAATTTTACGATACAACGGCAAGCAGTTACTTGATGGCACAGCCATTCTAAACAACCTAACGCCAGAGTCTCTCAGCTTTCAGTTAGAAGCGAAGGTTCAACGAACCAATCTGTTGCGGTTGATTGTTGCCGAAACCAGCTCAAAGGCTGAACTCATTGAACTGAAAGACAATGGCGCTGGAAAAATCAGAATTACCACCGCAGCTTTACACAATTTTGGATTGGGCGAACAAGCATTCTTTCAAGGCATGTCGATTGTGGGCGCAGAGTTGGAATACAACCCCAGTGACACCGGAACTCAATTCACAATCACTGACGTCACAGACACCACTTTTGACATAAACGTTGACGTTTCCACAATTACCTACACCAACCCAAGCAGCGGAAATTATTCTTTTGATTCCGGAACGGAACTAACAGCAACAGAAACTTTTTCGATTTCTCAAAGTCTGGAATCTACCTGCACGATCTCATCAGGAATCACGATTACTGTTGCTCAGTCCGTCATTTTGGCAATCCAAGGGGAAGCACAACTACCGCAGACGTATTCGGTCAGCAGTGGAAACACAATTACAATTGTTTTTGGCTCAACCGTATCAGTCACCGGGATCAATGCGTATGACATAGGCAACGCCTCAGCCACAGACACCCAATTACCTTTTGCTTTTGGAACAGTCACCCTTCAAGAACCTGTGCCGATTCTGAACGCTGGAAAAACTCAGGTTGGAAATCCTAACCTGAGAACTACAAGTGCTTCTGTGCAAGATGACGGACAAGACGAAGTGCTGAATGCTTCGCTGAGTTATGACTTCTACACTGTCCCAGATGGGGAAGTTCCAAGGTTTACTTTGCAGTCTGGTAGCGTAGAAGGTGAGGCTTCTATTTCTGGAATCAGCATTCACTTTGACACAACGAATGGGGATGAAAACGCTTATGATTTTTTTGGTTGGTTAGCGCAATCAATCGGTTATAGCTACGATTCCAGCCTAGCGAGTAATGCAAATAACGACGATAGAAAAGTATCAATTTTTGAAACCAATCAACAAAGGATTCTAGATTTTGCCGATCAAGTTGCCAAAGCGCTGAACATGCAATTTTATCTAGATGACGAGAATGATATTTTGCATTTGATTGACCGCGAGAATGTCCCAGGTACAGCAAGCCTGACACTGGAGGATTACGAGATTCTAGCAAGCCAGATCGACTTGCCAGCGCCACTCTCAGGTTTGCTTTCTTCCAATAGTTACAACACCGCAGTTGGTTCAGGTTTGGGCGCAAACCCTTATAAGTTACTCAAGGTTGAAAGAGCCGTGAGAGTCGCAAATATTGATACTGGAAGGGATGACACAATACGGACGTTTTCACCTTCAATCGAAGTCGCGGCTGAAGTTCTAACCGATATTATTACCGTAAAAAACAAGCCAAGGTTGAGCGTAACCATTGACGGAATCAACTTGGACGTTCAGGCAGGCGAAAGAATCGACGTTAACAACAAAACCTTGGGAATTACTGGAAACATGATCGTTCGCAAGCGAGCTTGGGATTTCGTCAATGAAACCACCACTTTTTCAGGCGATTCCACTTTGACACCTCTGTCGATATGAAGATTTTAACTGAATCGACTTACTCGAGTTCGAGCCTTACCAGTGGAAGCGCAGCCAGTGGGTTTGCTCTATCGAATATTGAAACAAACCAACCGCAAGAGCGCTTTTCTTCAACGAGCGCAAGCGTAACGATTCGCGTTAACGTTTCCGGTGCAAGCGATTCATTCTTTCTGGACGGATGGCATTTCGTCAGTGGTTCTTATTCATTGGATGGTGGCGCTGCCGTCAACTTCTCAGCAGCTCAATTAGAAAATCGGTTTGAATTCAAGCCTTGGGGCGTCAACCTCTCAAAACGCAGAAAACCCATTTATATTTCTGGATTATCGTTTTCTTCAACGCTGGATTTGACGCTAAACACAGACAGAACGACAACTGCTGGAAAATTCATGAATCAGCAGTTAGACGGGAACGCGATTGATGATTGGCAGTGCAATGCTTTTGACACGGCAACAGGAAATTTTCGAGACGCAAGCAACGTTCGCGTCAATCTGATTGAACACGGGTATGTTTTTCCGAATACCGTTATTAAACTCAGTGGAACAAATTATACTGTTGTTTCGATTGTCGGTGACGGGACTACGGATGGAGCGGTAAGACTCAGTGGAAATAGACCTGGAGCAAGCTTTACCGTTGAAGAATTAGCACCACCAATCAGCCTTGGAATTCTGCGAGTTGGCAATTCAACAGATTTTGCGAATCCTCAAAGTTTAAGCCGAAACTTCGAAGACTTTAGCACAGTCAGAACCGGAATTTCTGGCTTCCGTCAAGTCAACAAAAGAGGGATCGCTCAAACCATCAACGCTCAAGGCATTTATACGCAAGCTCAAGCGGATGACTTAATCGGCATTGCGGCTGCCAAAAGAGGCGAACCTGTGCCGATTCAAATAACTGAGTCGATGACAACGGAAAGGGACTTACAAGCAGTTTTCGGAGGAATCACGATTCCAACGGATGCTTATGCAACTCCAACCGGAACTTATCGAAATCTTAACTTTTCAATCAGCGAAGTGTTATGAGTACAATTAAAGTTGACACGGTTCGGCCCGTCACTGCTGACGCTAGCCTCACCCTTCAAGGGGATAATAGCGGAACGGGCGTTTCAGGAATTACGATTGACTCCAGCGGAAACGCTACGTTTGCAGGAACAGGAAACAATCTGGGAACGGTAACAGCTGGAACGATAGGAGGGGATGTCGCTATGGCATCTGGGCTAACAGTGCGTAATATTACTCAGGTAGCTAAGAGTTCCGATACAGAAGTCGCTAATTCTACAGCAGACACAACTGTATTTTCTCCGACATACACTCCCTTATTTTCAGGATCAAAAGTTCAAGGGATTCTAACTATTATCATTTATGCCTTATATTCAACTAGCAACAATGCACGGAAAAAACTCCAGCAGCAGTTCACTGGCAGCGACATTACAGACATTACGATGTTAAATAATGAACTTTACGGTTTTGGTGCTTTTGATTATTCGGCTACCGGCATTCAACTTAGGCAGCAATATTCTATTATGGGGCCACTTTTGACGACAACCGGAACATCAGTTATTACTAATAACATAATAGTAGCGAATGCAACTGCTCATGCTGACAGTAGTTTTACCGTTATAGGCAATGGCACATCGGAAGAAACTTTTTTTACTTGGGTAGAATACAAATGATAACTCATAATAATGCAATTCTGGAATTAGTAAAAATTCATCATCCTAGTTCGGGTGTGCGAATCGATGGTACATCTGATGCCGATTTGCTAGGAGTGCAGTTATTGGACGGTTCAACACTAGCGTTTACCTTTAATGATGTTTTAACCAAAAAAGCCGAGTTGGAAGCAGCAGAACCACTACGTAAACTCCGTATCCAACGCAACCAACTTCTCCAGGAATCAGATTGGCGAATGGTGTCCGACTACCCAGGCTCTAATCAAACGGACTGGCAGACGTACAGACAAAGTCTTAGGGACATCACAACCCAAACTCCATCACTTGATTCAAACGGGAACCTAACGGGCATAACCTGGCCCACACCTCCTAACGATTAACCAAGGCCGAGTATATGCCAGCAGAACCCAACTCCATGATTCAATTAGTCCAAGATTTAGGTTTTGGCATGGCTTCCTTAACCTTTTCAGGATGGTTGATTATTTTTCTTCTCCGAGGTTTTGAAAAGGAGCGGAACATATGGCTTACCAAGGACTCTGAAAGCGATATCCGCGTCAGTGAGCTTTTGCGTGAAAATTCACAACTTCAACAGGCCACCACAGAAAAACTTGCCAACCTCCAAGCCGCTCAGTCTCAGCAGCTTTTGGCAGTGCATGAAAAGCTGAACACAACGTTGACAAACATGACGGTTGCCATCAGTGAGCTAAGTCAAAAAATGGATAACTTTAAAAAATGAAACCGATTCTCACAGGTTGGGCTTTGCTGCTTTCAACGTCAGCTTTTGCTTTGCCTGTCGAGTATAAAACTTTGCACTTAGTCAGTTGGGCTTATCAGTGTTCCTTGCGACTTGCGCCAACTTATCAAATGCAAGGTATGAGCAGCAATCTCGCCATGCAATCGGCAATTCAACTTTGTAGTTGTGTCATTGACCATTACCGCGAAAATCACCGTTATGTAGACCTTCAGCTAATGCCGTTACCCCAAAGAGAAGCGTTTGGCGAAATGTACAGTCAAGAGTGTATTGATTATCCTGAACGAGAAACCTGATGACTTACGTTGATCATTCTGAACATTTTTCGAGGGACGAGCTGAAGTGTAAATTCACAGGTGAATGCTCTATGTCGAGTTCTTTTCTTACAAAGCTGGAAACTCTACGTCAGCACTACGGCAAACCCATCAGACTAACTTCAGCCTATCGCTCACTAGATCACCCAGTTGAAAAAGCAAAATGGAAAGACGGGAAACCCAAAAGTACGGGTTATCATAG